TTTGTCCACTTCGTGACGGGCGAAGTAGCTCGCCATGCGTTGCACCGTGTCGAGTGAGACGGTGTCACGGTTTGCTAGCTGATTCGCCCGAGCCAAGCCGACCGGTGTCATGCCCTGCTGACTTGGTGGCTTCGTCGCTCTCACGTCGAGGGCGATGCGGGCATTGCGGGCGACGTCGGCAGGCGGTGTAAATGTGTCTGCCATTGCGTCTCCTATGGTTGAAATTTGGCAAAGGCTTGGTCGGCGATGGTTTGCAAGTCGCCCCGTTGGCGCACAATGGCGGCGGCGTCTCTCGCCGTCTTCCATCGTCCTTTGTGGATTTCGGCTTGTTGGTCGCCGACCACATACGGCGCATACGACGCCGCCGACATGAGGACAGCGGTGTCGCCGTCAAGGTCAACACGGTAGCTCCGGTTGAGTGTTTCGCTGCCGTTAAGTCCGTTGCCGGTGCCACGAAGATATGGGATGCGGAGCTTGCCTTGTTTCCACATCATCATCACAAAGCGCCGTTGTTTCTCAGACTTCCACTTCATCGAGCCACGCTTTGGCGGTGGTGGCTTGTCCTCGTTAAGTTGCCCCTGAACAACGACGGCGTAGGCCAGTGTCACCGCTCGGCAGGCGTCGAGGATCGCTGCGGTAGAGATGCGGTTGATGATTTCGACGTCAGCACTGATTTTCATTGCACCCAGCCGTCGGGAAGTTCCCAGTTGTCTGCCTCGACAGTGTAGCCAAGCAGACCGAAGTCTAAGCGCACCGCATACGGCAAATTTACAAGTGTAGTATTCGCCCTTGCGTATCCATTGAGTAGGCTTGCAAGTTCCGACGTACCAACAAAGAGTCCGTCTTCGTTGAGTTCGGCGTTCTCGGTGTCGTTGTACACTCTTATCATTTACCGTCATCCTTTGCGATTTGCAAAAACAGCCGTAGCAAGTCAGGGTCACGTCCGTTGGTTGACTGAGTTAACGATGTAAGCGGCATAGTCAGCACTTCAGGTAACTGCGTTCCAGTACCGTTGCCTTTTTTGTACTCGTGTAACGTCTGCACGTCTTCGACTGCGTCTTTGTATGCAATGAAGTTATTAGGTGTGTGACCATACCGATCGGGGTCAAGTGTTGACATACGACGTGTCGATTCGCCGGCGATTCGAGGGGTTGCCCATTCATCCGTTGCCCTCACGCCATATCGGTAATTCTCCTGCAGTCCGTGCAATGTTTCGTGAACGATGTATATGTCCGGAATGTTTTGCGGATTAAGATACAACGTCCCTCTTGTACCATTGCCAGACCACGCCGCTCCGGCGCCATTGGCGTTCAGTGTTTTCACGGTGACAGACATTGGTGTTCCGGTGTCCGGTGCAATGCCTGCGGTTAGCTTGATAAGTTCCTCAACACGGGCACGGTCGGCGGCGCTTAATCCCTTAATCGAAAAAGCAACCTGGGCAGTTTGCGGTGTTTCGTGTTGTATGCTTTGCAGTAACTTTCGCGCGGCGGCTCCGTCGATTGCTGCTTTTTCATCCCACTTAGTAACAAGTCGAGTTTGCGCCACTTTCCACTCCGCCTCTTTTGCGGTGTGTTCTGGCGTGCCTAAGGTGAGCTTTTTCAGCTCTTTACGCAGTGTCGAAATCTCGCCCTGAATGCCAAGTAACTCCTGCTCTGTCTGCTGTGCATTGTCGGGTAGCAATGATTTTGCATGGTCGTACAATGCATCAACACTGCTCTGGCGACTGATTACTTCGGGTTGCTGTGGTGCTTCGGGCAATGTCACTTCGGGTTGTACTGGCGGTGCTTCTTTCACCAAGCGCAGCGACGTGTCACAACGGCAGTTGACGTGGGCGGGCGGGCCACCTGCGACTTCTATTGGCCACTCATCCTCCGTCATGCCGTTGAGGTCAACCCCGTAGGCTTCGCCGGTGCATATCGGACAGACTTGTTCGTCGGCGTCGGTATTCCATACGCGAATCATCGTGATACCCGCCTTACCGAGGTACTGCTGATACTCGACCGTGGCTTGCGCCGCCGCTCGTGTTGTCTCCGTCACTGCTATCATTCGCGCCCGCACGGCGTCGGATAACGGTTGCAACATTGCAGTGACGTCGTCTATCGTCATGCCCGGCGTGGTGCGGTATGTTTCGATGATCGGCTTGATGCGGTCTGCGGTTGTCTGGTCAATCCGTGACGTCGTCTTTGGTACGTAGTCGCTAAGCCAGTCAGTGACTCGCTGTGATTCTTCGCCGGTATCCATAGGGATACTGAACTGTGTGCCCAGCGTGTCGATGCGCTTGCCCATCTGCGTTGCTAGCTCGGCGTTTAGCACCGGGGCGATGACGTCTTTGAGCGTCGGGTCGACTTCTTTGTTCTGCGTGATTTGCCGAGCCCAGACCTTGCCCCGCTTGGCTAATTCCGGTGCAATGGCGTTGTATATCCGTCGCTCATCCGGTGTCAAGTCATCGATGGCTTTGACCTCGGCGACGATACGGGCGACGTCGGACACGGTCGAGTCGTGGTCAATCCGTGCCATCACGGACTTGACTTCGTCGGCAGAGATAACGGCGCTATCGAAGTCACACCACGGGGACTTCCCTGCCTTGATGCGCCGTTCTAATTTTTTTGAGAGTAATGCCCAGTCCATATTGCGAGTCGACGTGTCGGGCTGTGGTGGAGCGACGGCGCCCACGGGGGTGCTTGGTGCCTGCGGTGCATCTTCGGTGGGAAGCTCAGCCGTCGGCGCAGGGGTGGGCGGTGCAAGGAACATTTCATCGACACCGTCATAGCCAAGGATGCGCATTGCGTCAGGCAAGGGAAGCCCCGCCTGCGTAAGCTTAAGCAATGAGTCGGCACGGTTGGCTTCGTCGGCTTGCATGACGTCAAGCATCTCCGGCTCGAAGCGGAGTTCGTAGCCAATCGGTGCGAGGAGTTGGCTGTTGATGATTTGTTCGTAGAGCCCAAGCCGAGGCACAATGGTCTCTCGCCAAAAGCTTTGACGGTCGGAGTCTGCGGTGGCGTAGTTGGCTGCGCTGGCTTCGAGCATGGTACGAGGGACGCCGAGGGTCATAGCGATGGACGTGATGACCCGCTCTTGTAACTCAGGTAGCATCATCGTGTTAATGTCGGGTGTAACCTTTTGGACTTTGAGTTCCGGCGCTCGCACAAAGAGACTGCGGAAGGCGTTGGCCACCCCGCCGATCCGTGTAGAGAATTCGCCACGGAAGCGTTGGAACTCTGCGTCGTCCATGGCTTCGGGCAAGTTCATCACCATGACGGGCTGGGCACCGCCTTCGAAAAATGCCGAGGTAAATCGCTCCAAGTAATGCCCAAGCTGGGCACTCTGCAACGCGACGTGTGCCGGTGCGAGACCGGGCAAGATGTCGTCACGATACGACGGCTCACGAAAATAGACGATGCTGTCAATACGCCATGGGCCATACGTGCGACCGAGTTGAGTCTGGGTAAACAGTGCGCCACTATACGGGTCTTCTAAGCTTGCCGCAGTCGGCTCAAAGCCTACGGTCATCGTGGTAGGATTAAGTACCACAAAGCCCGTCATCGTGCGCCCTTTGACTACTTTGTACCAATAGGCGCCACCGGTGAGCAACAACGACCGCTCGGTGTCTCGCATCAGCGATGACACACTTTGTTGCCATGGCCAATCCACCGTCTCACCCCGTCGGGTCAATGTATAGGGCACTGTGGAGATTGCGTCGCACCGTAGATTGACGGCACGGTACAACATCGGCACCACTTCGTAGGCATCCGTTGCCGAGGCGATGCGCCCCGCTCGGCTCATGCTTTGCATCCAGCCGGGTATATTCATACTCACTCTGACCACCCCCAAGTTACTCTTGGCTTACTCATCATCGCCACGGCGCCCGAGGCGGCGTCCACATAGTCATCATGTGGCGACGAAGGGAAGCCGACGACCTCGTCGATAAATTGTCGATTCCATGCCCCAGCCACGAGGCGGACTTTGCCACCCTCAGCCCTCGCCGCCCATGGCATCGCCCGACTTTGCTTGTCTTTGTCGACACGGATGCCACGAAGGGACACGCCGGATATCTCAGGAAGGCGGCGCAGTTCCTGAATCGCCGCTAAGCCGTGTATCGCCTCTTCGATGCCGACCTGCGTACCGGCTTCGCTGTGCATGGTGGAGACGATGACCTTGCGGACGTCTGGCCACTCCGCTTTCATGTGGATACCGGCGTCAAGGTAGACCACGCCGTCGTCACCAAGGGCAGCACGGATAGAGGCGGTGTAGTCTGCGCTTGTCTTGGTGGAGGCGGCTAAGTCCCAATATCGAAACCACTTGAGACCATCCGGCGCCCGAGGCACCACGCCAAGCCAGTGACGTTGAAACATTGCGCCGATGGGGTCAATGAATTGACCGTCGACTTCTTGGCGATACATCTCGCTTGTCATGGATTGGCGCAGTGTCTCAATGAAGTGACTGGGCAAGAACGGATTGTCCGTGGATTTGGCTTGGGTGATGGTGTAGTCATCGCCGCCACTTTGCCACGTGTCGTATAGCCAATTCTTGCCACGTGGGGTCGTGGTGACCCACGCTCGACCCGGCGCACGACGGAGGGTAGCGATGGCGGTGGGCCACGTGTCCTCCGTCATCATCGCCGCCTCGTCCAGCCAAAGCCACGACGCATTCGCACCACGCAAGGCGTCGGGATTGTCAGCACTGCGGAATATGATGGTACGGTCACCAAGTAAGCGCAGTTCTTTGTCTGACTTATTCCACGACGTCGCAATACCTGCCGACGCCACCAAGCTCAGT